TATCTGTCATAGATAGTCGCTGTTGAACGGCTTTTAGCATCTGACTACGGATCAGAAGGTTGGGGGTTCGAATCCCTCCGGGCGCACAAAGGAAAACCCCAGTAAGCAGCGCGTGTCGACTGGGGTTTTACCGTGTTTGCATAACCTTATATCGCATCCTCTACCGTTGCAGATCGTTGCAGGTCATTGAACCTCGTAGGCAACATGGAGGTAACAACGAAGCACCAAAGAGGTAACAAACTACCTCCCTCACAACACCCGGAACCGTGCCCGCCGCTGCTTAGCATCTTGCTGTGCCTTCTCCTTGTTCACCGCGGCGAGGCGCTGCCGCTCCCTTCCTAAGTGAGCTTCCATAGCGCCAGGGATAGCGTCCAAACCCTCTTCCCACAGGTGCCCATAAATATCAAGCGTCATCGCCGCCGACGCATGACCTAGCATCCGCTGCACCGTCTTAACATCCGCCCCCGCAGCAATCGCCAACGACGCCGCAGTATGCCGCAACTCATACGTGTCGATACCATCAATACCCGTCCAAATTTGCAAATTCCCCCAAACCACCCGCCACCTGGCAGTAGTCCACACCATCCCCCGCTCATCCGGCACTAACCAAGCATCATCCGGCCGACCCTCCGCAGCAGCCGCCAAATCTGCCAACAACTCCCCGCCAATAGGCACCTCCCGATGCCGACCCGTTTTCGTGGGCCCCACCCTGCCGAGATCATCCACCGCCCGTCGAACCATAAGCCGACCCCGCGCCGAATCCAAATCCCGCACCTTCAACGCCTTCGCCTCCCCCGGTCGCAGCCCCGTCATCAACAACACCCGCAACAACAACCGTGACTCCACTGTCGGCGCAGCCCCCAGCAACGCATCTACCTCATCAACTCTCAGATATCGGCGCTCACTCTTCCCCTGCGGCGGTAAATCACCCGCCCGCATGGGATTCGCGTGCACAACCTTCAACTCCACAGCCAAATCCAACATCGAATGAATCAACAAACCAGCCTTCCGCTGTGCAGAAGCACTCACCGGCCGCGGCACCCCACCATCAGGCACCCCCTTCATCGTCGTCATCGTCGGCAACCACGACACAACCTCTGCCCGTGTAATCTGCCGAACCAGCCGCCTCCCCCACTGCGGCCCCACCCGCGCCCGCCACGTACTAACATAATCGCGCCGGGTTTTCTCACTAACCGTTGCCTTGCTAGCGATCCAAGGCTCCCACAAATCCCGCAGCGTAATAGACGCTTTATCTTTAGTAATCCAGTTACCCTCCGACTGGCCAGTCTCCACCCGCGCGATATAAAGCTCCGCTGCATCACGACTAGCAAACGACTTGGTCACCCGTTTACCATTCTCCGTCCACCGTGCTTGCCACCGCTTCCCCGCCCCCCAACGGCTAGTACGGATTCGCCGACCCCCCTGAGGGTTCGGCTTGGTCCATAAATCCTTGACATGTGCCATGATATACTCCTTAAAGAACCCATCTACATGGGTTTTGTTTCCTCAAACCCCCGCTCATGTCTGCCAAGAATCTGGAGCGGGGGTCAAAAATATTTCCAATGCGCTTACCGTTGCCGCAGTTGCTGGCTGACGGCAAGGTTATAGCCGATAGTTGCTAGGGTGTTCCAAATACCGGCCAGAAGCATGACCGCAAGCGACCCGCCCGTCATCGTCAGGCCAGTAGCAAGGTCATCTACCCCGTTGCCGACGAAGATCGCTAGAAGCCCAAGGATGAACACTACAAGCCCAAGGTTGGCGATTAGAATAGCGATGGTCTGGTGCCGCTCAAACGGTTTCGTTGCTGTAGGCCCCGCCTCAGCAACCGGCATCGGCTGCGGAACATATCCCTGAGGCTGTGGTTGATACTGCGGAAACGCCTGCTGTTGCGGAGGGGAAGGGGGTTGTTGCGGCAGCTGTTCCCCCTGCTGCGGTTGTTGTGGCTCCTGCGGGGCTTGCGGTGCCGGTGCCTGATGCGTCATTGTATTTTCCTTTCTTCTGTTTTTACTGGACCAGCAGGGCTTCTACCCTGGCATTATCAGAGTTTGTCGGGACAACCGTGCACACCCATTCCGCACGGACTGTCGCCCCATAACCGTTTTGAGAATCAACGTGCCCCCGCAGCGTCCATTTAGTGTGGGCGTCGTTTTGCAAAGCAGTGAAATCAAAAAGGCTTTCAAACTTCGCAGTAGACGGCGACTTGAGCTGCGCTTCAACCTGTTTATGGCAAGCGTTCCGTGCGGCGGCTTTGGTCCACCCATTGATCTGATCGGCATCATAACTAGACGAACCGTTGCCAGAGTCGCCATATGACGAATAATCACTAGTGGAAGAAGTAGTCGCAGGCGTTGAACTGCTTGAAGAGGTATCACCAAAGCATGATGACAACCACCATAAGATGAGAATGATGCCTATGCCGAGCCCGATAAGAGCGCAACCTGCTTCCTCGTCTGATGTTGCCGACGCTCTCGCCGTAGGCGGATTGGAAGGTATTGGCGTGGCGCGGCTTGCCATGATTTCCTGCTCGTTTGTTTTAGCACGCCTGGCTGCTTCTTTGCGCCGTTCCGCTTCGGTAAATGTTGCTGATTGGACATGTGCGAACTTTGGGGATCGCTGATTAACATACCCCTGGGTAGTGGCGCTCTGCGCTTGGGCGATACCAGACGAGCTTCCCAATCCCTTAAACCGCCCTGGTAACTGGTACGACCATGGGTCCCGTTCTTTCCTCACCAGCTCAGGCAACGGGTTGGCTGTGGGATCGTGTATCTGGGAGTAGCTTGCGCTCGCGGCAGGGGTGACATCTAAGGTGACCTGTATACCGTTAGCTCGAATCCATATCAGCGCATAGCACACAGCCACAAGGCTTTTATCGTTGAAATGGTCAACAAAAGGCATAAGCTTGTTGCTGGAAACCTCAGTGAGCTCACCAATACGGTGGCCATTGAGACATACTTCGATCACCGGGGCTTTCGTCCCCCGCATAACTTTATGAAGCGTGGCGAGAAAACACGTGTCTCCAGCTGATAAGACATTCTTGTTCGCCTCGAAATACTCCTGGGTCTTCGTGACCTTGATACTCTTGCCCCGAGGGATGAGCGCCCAATCCAAGGTTGGGGGATTATTAAATGGGGCGATAGCCCCAGGTGGCAGTACCCCCACTTTTAGTTTGTAATATGGGGCGTCACCTGGTCCGAAATCAGGCCTATCCGTATTCGACCATAGTCGTGCCCGAACTCCAACATCAAACCCGCTCGCAGCCAACCGTGCTACCTCGGGAAAATACTTCGCAGTGTCTTCATCCGGCAGATACCCCAGCACCTGATCGTTGTATCGCACGGAGATCGCATGCCCACTATTGGAATGCGGATTATCCGGCTCCAACACTAGTGTTGCGTCGAAATATCGGGCGCCCTCGGCATCAGCTCGTACCTGCCTGATAACCGTATTAACTTCCGCCGTATGGTATCGCATCCCCACCACATTTTGGCCACACCAGGTTTCCGCGGGCTTCGCATCATAGATACTGACCATGGCTCCGTTCCTTTTTCTTCATCTTATGTAAACCGCAGTTAAGATTTATCTTATGATTCATCTAGGTGCTTGTATATAGTTTTGATGGAATGATGTTTGCAATACCCTCTTTTGGGTTTATCAGGCATCCATAAGGAATCTCGCATATGTGCCTGACTGGTACATTTCCTGCCACGCCTCAACCATAAAAACCGTCACCCCCAGCTCATGAGCGACCCCGCTTAACGACGGATGGGCACGCTCTGCCGCCGCATACTCCTCAATCGTGATTAACTGCCTTGCCGCCCACCGATTAGCTGCCAGTTCCTGCTTCGCCCGCCACCACCCCACAGCAGCCGAATCATGCCCCAGCGCCGCATGCCCCACCTCATGCGCCAATGTGCACAAATGCGCCACCGGGTGCAGCCCCCGCCGAATGCTGATTGCGCGCCGGGGTGTGTTCCATAGCCCCTTCTTGCCACCGACGTGCGTACACAGGGTAACCCCCAGAGATATCGCTAAATCTTCAAGGTTGTCAATCGTTAACATTTCATTCTCCTAGAGATATGAAAAAATTAAGGATAATCATAAGGAGAATGAAACAAAAATATCAAATTAGATTACGGCTCATCAAGTGGAACCGTGAACCCGTCAGTTTTTGCGCCCAAGCGCATTCGATTGAGCACCTCGTCTGCCAGCCACTCTTCGGGCGCAAGCTTTAGCGCTGCCCTTATATCCGGGATAGTTCGCCACACGGGGTCGATAACTTCAAATTCGATCAAGGTTTCCAGAGGGTGGTGTCCGTATGCTGCGCCGATTTTGATTAAGTTTTCGATACTCATTCTCCCCGTAGCTATTTGGTGCTGCAATGTTCGTTTGGGGATGCCTGTGCGTTGCGCGATTTCGGAGGCTGTATCAGTGGTGATATCTGTCAGCCATTTTTCGAGATTCATACGGTGATTGTGGCTGAACATTTGATGAATAGCTAGATGCTGAACTCAGAATGAAAAACTCGGACCGATTCTGGGTCTACACGTTTATTGATCTCATTGAGAAGCTGTTTGTTTGTAGCTAGACCTAGAGCTGCTTCCACACTTGTACCGTCCAGGTCGAGTGGCGTAATGTGCCCAGTTTCCACTAGCGCGTCCCCGGCCTTGATGCCATAAGCGTGCGCGATAGCAATGACGTTGTCAGCAGTGAGCCCACCTTTTGCGAGCTGCCGAAGGACTGTTGTATGCGCCAGCCCAGCTCTTTGTGCTGCCATGGTGGGCGTGAGCCCATCCTTGATGCTGCGTATCCACTGTTCATGATTCATGGATCTATTATGCAGCGGGTTTACTGAATTTTGTCCTCTAAGTTGATTCGTCGGGCTAGTTCTTGGACTAGTTGTTGACTAGTGAGCAGTTGAGGGGCAGATACTTCATCGACGCCTGTTACTTCCTTGGAGGTGATGTAGCCAGTAGCAACTAGTGCTTCAACTGGTGATTCTCCGTAACCACGGGCGATGGCGATGACGACTTCGGCGGTGAAGATTCCTTTATTGATCTGTCGGTTTAACGTTGCTACAGGGATTCCGGATTGGTTTGCGATTGTGCGTCCGCTCGCGTTTCCGGTTAGCCTTTTGACCCATTTCAGGTGGTTTGATTCTCGCTTATGGTCCGTCATGGTAGCCGTCGTCCCCCAACATTGGTTCATCCGGTGAATCATCCGCCGCCGCCATCTCTTCATATTGCCAACCATCATCAGGAGATAGGACGTGTAGTTTTTTTGCCTGTCGTTTTTTAGAGTTGTTTGCTTCTTGGATCTCTTTTGCCGCGAGTTTTAGTATTTCTTCCATTGGTACCGAGAGGGCGTTACAGATTCGTTCGAATTCATCTATATCGATTGACCGTAATCCCCGAAGCTGCTTGGACAGCTGACTTTGAGAAATGCCAGTTAAATCCGCAAGTTGCATTTGGGTAATCTGCTGGTGAGCGCGCCTGGCGCTGAGATGGCGGGCGGTTGCTTTGCCGAAATCTTTCACTGTACGTTTTGCATCTTTCACGGCCTAAATTATGCCAGACAGACTGTAAAAGTTCAATGGGATTTGACAAAATTATTCTGACCGAACTACGTTGGAAATATGCCAGAACAACTAAAACGAAGTTCGGAGCTGATTGCAGCGGAAATCCGTGCTGAATTAGCGAAACAAGAGAAAACTATTCCTGACCTTTCTGAAGCAATCGGAATCCCCGTGACTACTGCTAGGCGAAGCGTCAAAGGTCAACGTGCAATGACTATTGATGAGATTGCGGATACGGCTAGTTATTTAGGGATTCCTGTTACAGAGCTTTTGCGGCGAGCTGTAGCGGCTTAGTCGCGCTGGGGTCGTCGTAAAGCAAGGAAGAAAAGGAAAAACAATGAAGAATTTGGATGTTATGGTTCGTGTGAAGCGCGAGCCTTCACTTGCCGAGCTGCGGCCGGTAGCGGAAGCCCTCACAACGCTGATTGATGAGGGGTTGGTTGATGTTTTGATCGTAGGCGGTGGTACGGGGGACACCAGGGTTCCTCACGTGTCGGAGTTCATGCTGCTGGGGTTGTGCACTGCAGATAGCACCCAGCCTGAGGTCGTGCATGGGAATATCACGGTGTTGCAGCATGCGCTGCGGCAGGAGGTGGAGTCCCGTGCCTAGCCGGAAGATTGATGACCTCCAGGTGACGATCACTAGCGCCGGGGTGGAGTTGGCCCAGGACGGGGTTGGCGTCGTACAGGTTGATGCGGATTCGATTATGCGACTCATCGACGCTTTGCAGGACGCCTGGTACCGGCATGCTGGGGTGCCGCCGGTGACGGACCGGTTCTGCAATATCGGCGATGGTTTGTACGCGGTCCGAGACGGCGGAACAGTTCGCTTCTACGACGAAGGCGATTTCCTTTTCCGGGTTCAGCGGTTCCAGTTCCCAGCGATGATGAGCTTGTTCGCCCCGGAAGATCCGAGTGCTGCCCAGGAGGTGGCTGTTGATGCCTAATGAGTTTGTTTTCTCGGGCGAGCTGGATGGGTTGTTCATCGAGCTGGGGCCCACCGGCGCGGATCTTCAGGATAGCGCTGGGGCCCAGATCCATATTGATCTTGAATCGTTTCCCCGGCTGTGCTCGATGCTCCAGCTCACCTACCAGGCCAATGCCGGCCTAGGCGCCTAATCGCCCCCTTATTACGTGTGGCCCCTTCCTCGCCTGGGGAAGGGCTGGGAAGGGGCCACTTAACACATACAGAAGAAAAGGAATTTTAGTAATGATCTCGTTTGTCGGAATGCTGGCTGCGATGGTGTCCATAGCGTTGGCTACGTGCTCCCTGGCGTTAGTTGTTGTCGTCTATCGGCGTACCCGAGGGAGTGCCACCAGCCGCCAAGAACGTCAAGAAACGGCGCAGACGGTACCTGCTGCTGCCGTGCCGGCCACTGTTGTTGCCGGAGGTTGTGCTGTAGACGGCGTGACTGGGCGGCTGCTCATTATCCCATGTTGGTTTAGTCGCCTCGTGGTTCCTCTTGATGTTTGGTCTGCTCGCCTGGTGGCGTCTTGTCTGCGTGCTGTGGGGGAGTGGCTGCTATCAAGCCGGGTGCCTGTTGGTTGTTGGCCCCGCGCAAGGTGGTGCCGGGGTTCGCTGCTCGTGGTGCGTCGATTGGTGCGGCTATGGCCACTGGTTGCCGCTTGGGCGGGTCAGCGTTTGGCGACTTGCCGGGTGGCGGGGAGGGGGCCGCCTGCTTATGACGTGCGCCTCTTGTCGCTGATAGCGGCGGCAATAACCCCCTATAAACCAGAAAACCGGGGGCTAGCGCAATCACGGTTACTAGCCCCCGTCGTAAAGCCTTTGAAAGGAAAGGCACATGAATCATATCACTACCCCTCAGTTGCCGCAATGGTTGACCACCGCCCAAGCCGCCACGCTTTCCGGCTTTTCCCAATGGCAGATCAGGAAATTCTGCCGCCAGGGTGTGCTGCGCGCTACCCAGCCGTCGATGGCCACCACTGCGGGACGCAACGCCCCCTACCGGATCGCTCTAGCCGACTTGACGGCATTCATGGATGCCCATCCGGTGGCCGAACAGGAAGGATACCGCCATGCCGGATTCTACCGCTGACCTACCATCTCGCCTTGCAGACAGCTTGACTGCCACCACGGTGTGGCAGCAGGGGCTGATCGCTAAGCTGCTTGAGCGGGGGAATGCCGAAGCAGAAAGCGGCCTCGACGTCGCATTAATCATCCATGATTTACACGCCCAGGTTGAGACACTGACGGCGGCGAAGGTCGTTGCCGAGCAGCGTGCTGCCGATTTGCATGCGGCGCTGCATGACGCCTGCGATCAACGCGACGCCTACAAAGCTGCCCACGAGTCTCGGGAATGCTGCCAGGATCCGTGGTTGGTGACCGTGCCGGTTACAGAGCCTGCAACCGGCCAGTTCGGTGCAGGCACGGGCGCTGATGCTGACTGCATTGACACCGATGCCGAGCCGGATTCGGGGATGCAGCCGGCGCTGGAATTGCCCATGGACCTTGTGGACAGTATCCGGCAGGCAGCGGTCGCGGCGCTGACCGCGATCGACCAGTGCCGGGGGGCGTTCGAAAATGGCGATGACGGCAAGGCATTCAAAAACATGAAACATGCCGCTGCGCACATGCGCAGGGTCATTGACGGGTTGAAAACCGTTAGCGGCATTGTGAACGGCGGTGAAGGGTAATGCCTGCGACCGTTACCCTTGCGGGGCCAGTAGCCCGCCGAGTATATGAGGGGAGGCGTTTGGTGTCTGTCTGCTTTGATGCGGGCAATCCCGTTGCTATTGCTCTGGGTGACCTGGCTGCCTGCGTGCCAGGGTTCGGGGTGCTACCCGAAATGCGCCTATATGGGCTGCCAGTGATTCATCGCTGCACGTTTGTGCCCATCGCTACCGCATGGGAGTGGGTAGGCATGTATGAACGCCACCGGCAGGAAACACCACGGCAGGGGCTAACCCGGATCCTCCAGTGGGCAGAGCAGCAGGAGGCGCCAGCATGAGCCGCGCATGGTGCCGCTGGTGCGGTGCGGAAATCCGCTGGGCAAAAACCACTAATGACAAAAACATCCCGCTTGACCCCTGCCCGACCCTAGATGGCCGCTGGCGCGTCAGCCTTGGCCGCGCCCACTACGTGTACGGCGTCGCCAGGGAACAAGCCCAGATCGCGGGAGAACGACTGTACGTGGCGCACATGGAAACCTGCACACGCAAAACCCAACCCAACCTAAGGAAAACACGATGAATACTACCGAGATCCGCAGGACGCCCCTGGCCGCATCCGATGACACCATCGGTGCCCTACACATCCGCGAAACGTGGGCGATCGTTGACTGGCCCCACAACCCCGATACCGGGGAACGTGAACCCTATGCGGTCGTCTACTCCGCCGACGGCTGGCGGGTCACCGAGGTGCCCATCCCCGCCGCCGCATACAGCATTGTTCACGCCGCGCCGGGGCAAGTGCTCGCCGCCGCCTACGGCGTTTTGGAAGACAACCCCCATCTTATTGATACCCTCCGCGCTCTCCAGGAGTCCTAAAATGTTGACCTATCTCGAAGAAGACGCCGCTCTGATTTGTCGGTGTTTGCCGAAAAACATTGCCAGGCCGGACGACGAAGAGTTCCCTCTATTCCTTATTTATGCGGTGCTTATGCGCGCTAAGGGCACTGCTGCCACGCTATCAGACGTTCATGACGCTTGGGCCGCCTGGCGAGTCGACAGCGCGCCCCTGCACAAGAGCCTGGTGCCGTTCGATGAGCTGGATGCCGCCACCCAGGCGCTGGACCAGCCATACCTGGATGCTATCCATGCCGCCGCCAGGATCCGGGAGGCCGAGACCCATGCCTGACTATTCCCAGTTGCCAGTCCAATCAAAGGCGGTTTTATTCACCCGGGAGCTGCATAATGCCATCCGCGCCGTGATTAAAGTGGCCAGCCGGAAGTTTGAGGACTTCGACGTCGTCAAGCTGGTGCTCCGGGGTGAGCGGCTGCTTGTGTGCGCAGCTAACCCGCGGCATATGATCCAGGCAGTGGTGCCCACTTATTTCGCCGTTGTTGCCGCCGAACACGCCGAGGTGGAGATCACGGCTGCATCAGCCAGACTGCTACTGAAGCTTAAGCCGGATTTCAAGAAAGCCCCCGAGGCGCAGTGCGCGCTGTTTGTCTCGGAGAATGAACTCACCCTCCAAGACCTGTCCGGCACCTGCGGCGACCTCACCGATGTTACCGCGGCACGGCTGGCACCAACACTGCCCACCGACGTCGTCGCCGTCATGGACCGGGTGCGCGATGAGGTCAGGCAAGGCGTTGATGCCGCCTCGCCAGTGGTTCTTACCGCCGCCCAGATGGACGCCATCAGCGCCGCTATCCAGTACGCCCAGGTGCCGTTCTGCGCACCCATTGGCCTGCCCCCAGGCGATTACCTAGCGCGTTGTTATGCGTCGTTGGGCGGCATGGTGGAATCCTATTCCACGGTAACGGACATCCGCAGGCCCCATGCCGCCGACGGTGGCCCGGCGCGGGATGCCGACGGGTTCGAGTACGTGGCCACGTTGCCGGTGGCGCCGCGGCAGATCACTGCCCGGCCGAACCTCAGCGGTGGGGCGGTCTAGCTAATGATTCTCGGTATCTGCCAGCAGCCCCGGCACCAGGCGACAGCTACACGGCCCAGCCTGTGGGACCCTACTTTCCCCGGGGAACCGGTCAAAAACGCACTGGCCAGGCAACAACAGGCTAGGTTATTGTGTGCTACCTGTCCGCTGCTGGGGGCGTGTGAACGCATGCTCTCCGACACGGAGCGCCGCGGTGTCCTCGTGGGCGGGGTGGTTGCTGGCAGGTACTCGGATATTCCTCAACAGCACGGGAAAGAGGGGGATCTGTATCAGGAGCGGTGCCGTGCGTGTGGGAAGCAGATGCTGCCGCAGGCGGAGCCGCCGATCCAGGCTAGGGGGCGCCGCAGTAAAAAATATCCGCTCCGGCACGTGGGGGAGGGGTTGTGTGACAAATGCTATCCCGTGTGCTCTAGGTGGGCGCATGCGCGGGGTGGGGCGGCATGACGAACCACATTTTTATTTACATTGTGCACGTTTATTTGTTAGAGAGGGGAGAGGCGTATGTGGTTTAGGGGAGGCGACACGCTCACCACTCACCCGTTGATGATTCGGCTGCTTGAGGTATGCGACGGGGACCATCTGCTGAAGAACGAGGCAAAGGGTGTTCTTGTCGATCTAGTGAGCATCTCGGCGGCTCACGCTACCGATTACCTGGTGGGGTATGGTGCCGTGGCGCAAGTAGCACCGGGGCGGGAAAAAATCGTCATCGAGAACCTTTGCGCCGCAGGCCTGCTCTTCCGGGAAGAAGGCCCCGATGGCCGACCAATGCTGCGCATCGTCGACGACCCCACGCTTTTCCATATCCGGCTGAAAGAAGAGATGGAACTTGACCGGCGGCGGGCGAAAGACAAACGAAACCCTGAGCTGCTCATCGCTGTTCGTGTCAGAGACGGCGATCAATGCCGCTGGTGCGGGAAAACCGTGGACTGGCGGGACCGTCGCTCCGCCAGGAGCGCCACCTATGACTCCCTCAACGGGCATAAGGAATCTACCCCTGAAACCCTTGTCGTCGCTTGCCACGCATGCAACAGCAAGCGTGGTGCTGGAGAAGTTCTAGAGCTTCGGGACCCACCAACACCAGAAGAGGTGTACTACACCGCAACCACTATCGAATTCATCAACAATAACCAGTATGCGCAAGATAGCGGCATCCATGTGGTCTCACGGAAGGAACGCCAAGCCCAGCGCGCCACTCAGGAAACCCGCACCCCGGCGCGCCAGGCATCCGTTAAACACGAGAGCAGGGAGTCTCAGGCTACCAGTGCCCCGGTGCCAACCACACCGCCGCCAGCAGACGTTGTCGATGGGTTCAGCGACCCCCTCGACGACGCCCCAGACTGGGTGCGTGAAGGGCACATAGAAACGCCCCCTACCGACACGGCGGACTCATCGCCTGCGCAGACGGAAGTAACGCCGCCTCAGCGGACACAAGAGTCTAAGCAGCACCTAGAAGAAGAAACAGCGGCTATGAGCTGTCCAGACGTCGCGCCGGGTAGCATGCAGGATGGGCCGCCAACAACTACGCAACAAACCATAGGTGCGGTGACTAGCCTTGGCCATGGGCGCCGTCGGGGGCGTCGCCGTAACCGCCACCGCCGTGGAGGTCGGCAACGGGAATAACTACGGGCATTCCCGAACTTATACCCTCCTAGCCGCTACAGGCTTGCCGTAGCGGCAATTACCCATGCCTGAAAGCACTTGCCCTTGAGCTGCCCGCTGCGGCGCTAAAACCCGCCGTGAACAGCGAAAACGGGGCCTTGGGTGCCTTCATGCGGGTGGGGGAGCCGCTGGCGCAGGTGGTAGATAGAGTTGCCCTGGCGGCTATTACTCCTTGCGCATGCGCCTTGTTATCCTGCTATCGCCATCCCCCGCCGCCCGGGGATTTTTCTTTGCCTATGTTCATAACGATTTGCGCATATCTAGATCGGATCTAGATCAGGCCTAGGACGGTGGGGTGTCGTTTCTGGTTTCGTCGGGTCGGGGCGGGGCGGGGAGGCCGCCGCTAGGCGGCAGCCCAGGTAAGATGCTTCTTTAAGAGAGAAGGGAAACCTAGGTGGATGACTATCTGTTACATGAGTTAGGGAAAGCTCTTTACACACTGGAGACTGAGGGGGGAGCGCTGGCTGATCTCCTTACCTTCCGCAGGGGTGGTGGTGATACTCCGGTTGGCCGGTCGGCTTGTGCTTCGAGGCCGCCGGTGAATCTTTCCATGTTGGACTTGAAAATTTGTACGGAAAATCTCCTGGCGTTTTGGGCGGGGCAGATCGCTGTGGCATCCGGTGTCGGTGTTCCTCAGGGGCAGGGTATCTCTGTGTTGGCTCGGTGGCTGCAGCGGCACCTGTGGGTGTTTGATGAGGCGCCGTGGGGCGCTATGGCTGCTGAGGAGATTGTGGCGCAGTCGCGCCTGGTGGCTGAGGTGGTGTCTGCCCTTGGCGCTGATGAGTGTGAGGAGACGCCGCCGGAGTGGGCGTCGTGCCGTGTAGTCGCCTCGTGGCTGACCCGTCGCGGGTATCGGGTGAGCCATATGCGGGTATGGCGATGGGCCCAGGCTGGGCTGGTGCGGACGGTGCCGGGTGAGGATGGGCTGTTGGTGTGTTACGCCGATGCCGAGCGCGCCTGCATCGACGCTGCACCTGGCGTTGGTGTTGCGGCGTTACACCCCGTGGTGTAAGCTAACGCTCGTAACCCCTGGGCCCAAGGCTCAAGGGGTTTCGTCGTATCCGCAGCAGCTCCCCACTATGTGGGGATGTCCCGTTTTGGTATTGGGGCCGGGGTTTGGCTTTCCGCGGCCTGTCGGGGGCTTCTTTTCCTTTTTCTTCACTACCCGACACCAGGCCCATGCTGCTGCGGATACGGCACCTATATGCTTAAACCCCTCCGAGGATTAGGGGAGGTGATGGCCATGCCGCGCGCAGGGACTATCTGCTGTGAACCCGGGTGTCCGAAACCTGCTGTTTACCGGGGCCGGTGCCGCAGCCACGCCCAAGAGCATGAGCGGCACCAGCACGCTACCGTGGCCACCAAACGCGACGAGCCCAGTAGCCGGGAGGCCAGGCGCCAGACTGTTGCCGCCTGGCGCGCCGCCCATGGTGATGTGTGCCCCGGCTATCGCCGCCCGCCGCACCCGGCGCGGGACCTCACCGCCCAGCACGCGCATGCCCTTGCTGACGGCGGCGACCCCGGCCAGCCCCTGGTGGTGCTGTGCCGCAGCTGCAACAGCCGGCACGGTGCCGCCCGGCTCGCCGCCCGCCGCGGCCGCCGCTGACTCCAGGGGGATACCCCCTGTAGCAGGCCTGCTATTGGCCGTGACGGAGGTAGCTAGATGGTGCGGAGGGTTCAAAAACCGCCTCTAGCCTGCTATTTTTTGAACCCTCAAACCCGATATTTTGCTTGGTGAAACCTTCCTGTAGGGGGTGATCTCATGCCCAGTGGTGGTGCTAGGCCCCGTTCGGGGCCGCCGCCGGACCCGCGGTCCGGCAGGTCTGATGCCCGCGGTATCTCTTCGGAGTTGCGGGTGCTGCCGGCGGCCGGCTACGCGGGCAAACCCCCGCCGTGGCCACTACCAACCGGCGCCACCAGGGAGCGCGCCCTATGGAAAAAGATATGGCGTTTTCCCCAGGCTGTGGCGTGGGCTGACGAGGAATGGCGGTGGCTGACTATCGCACACTATGTGCGCTGGGCTGTTCGCAGCGAAGCCCCAGGGGCTACGCCTTCAATGATGACCCAAGTGCTGCGGCTCGCCGATAGCATCGGCCTTTCGCCTGCTGGTCTCCTGCTCAACGGCTGGACGATCCCCACTACTGCCGACGGCTCAGCTACCGAGTCCGCGGCCACACCACCGCAACAGCCCGATCCTCCCAGGCGCCGCCTACGGGCGGTAAAGGACGATGACGATGATCCTGCCAACTGACTGGGTTGTTACTTTTCCTACCCTCGGGGATCTGTGGGATGCCTGGGTGCAGGCTCACTGTCTCATCCCCGATGGTTATAGACGTGGGGAGGCATTCGTTTGGTCCGATTGGCAATTCTGGTGCGCTGCCAACTTCGGCCGTATCCGCGCCGGGCTGCAATGGGAAAACATCCCTTTGGGTGCCAGGGCGTTCACCTACCGTCGGCTGCAGGTTATCGCGCCGCAGAAGACCGGTAAAGGCCCGTGGGCGGCTTCGATGACGGCTATCCAAGCGGTAGGCCCAGCTGAGTTTGACGGCTGGGCTTCCGCTGGGGATTCCTACAGGTGTTCCGACTGGGGCTGTTCCTGTGGTTTCGTCTTCCCTTATCAGGCTGGTGAGCCCAAGGGGCGGCCACACCCGTCGCCGCTGATTCAGCTGACAGCCACTTCTGAGGACCAGGTGGAGAATACCTACAGGCCGCTGCGGGCGATGATCCAGATGGGTCCCCTCCGGCACCAGATGGCGGTCCGGGATGGGTTCGTGCGTATCCTCGGCGGCCTGGGCGGCGACGACGCCGACCGGATCGACGCTGTGACAGCATCTGCCGACAGTCGTGTTGGTAACCCCGTGACGTTTTGCGAACAGGACGAAACAGGATTGTGGACCAAGCGTAACCGCATGACGAAAGTCGCTGACGCTCAACGCCGCGGCCTGGCAGGCATGGGTGGCAGGGCGATCGAGACGACAAACGCCTACGACTCCGCCGAACAATCTGTCGCCCAAACGACGCTCGAAGCTAACCTGGCTGACGTGGCGACGTTCTACATCCCACCGCCCAAGCATTTGAAGTGGGAGCGGAAACGAGACCGGCGCCGAATCCTCGAAGCCGTCTATAAAGGCAGCCCCTGGGTCAACATCGACACTGTGCTGGCCGAGGCTGACGAAATATCCCTCCGCGACCCCGAACAAGCAGAACGCTTCTTCGGCAACCGGATCACCTACTCATCAGGCAGCTGGCTGCCAGCAGGACTATGGGAGGAACACTATGCAATGGCTGGGGAATCCCCCTGACGGCACTAGCATCTGCGTGGGCTTCGACGGGTCAGAAAACAACGACTGGACTGCTATCCGGTGTGAAACCCTTCAAGGGTTTTCGTTCACACCCCGTTACGGGCCAGACGACCGCCCCACCATCTGGAATCCTGCCGAGTGGCAGGGCCGCATACCCCGCGGGGAAGTAGCCGCAGCCGTCGACGAGCTCTTCGACCGCTACCAGGTGGAACGCATGTACTGCGACCCCCAGGATTGGAGGTCGGAAATTGGCGAGTGGGCGCTCAAATACGGTGATGAGCATGTGTTTGAGTGGGCCACAAACAGCATCAAACGCATGTACCAATCAATTAGGCGGTTCGAGGTAGACCTGACAACGGGGCGCATCACCCATGACGGGTGCCCGCTCACTAGTCTGGCCATGGCCAACGCTCGAAAGGTCGCCAAGGCCGGCCAAATGTATGTGCTCGGCAAAGCAACGGAACAGCAAAAGATTGACCCCGCCATGGCTACCGTGCTCGCCCACGAAGCGGCCATGGACGCCCACGCCGACGATTGGGAAAACGCTTCAGCGCCCGCCAGGGTTGTTGTGCTAGGCCGCCGCAGAAGGAGGTGACAATGGAGCTCACGCCAGAAGAACGAAGACTCACTGAAAAGCTCTTCAACAAGATCCAGAAGCAGCGCCGGGAAGACCGTAAAAACGAGCGCTACTACCGAGGCCTGCAGGAAATCGGCAATCTTGGCATTGCGGTGCCACCCGATGTGCAGCCGTTTGCTTTTCCGCTGAACTGGTGCCGCACCTATATAGATGTTTTGGAAGAGCGCCAGGATGTGCGAATGTTCCTGCGCTCCGGGGCGCTCGAAGAAGACGCTGAGCTGCGTGCCGACTGGGAAGCCAACGACCTCGATTCCCTATCACACCTGACGCACCGCGACTTGTTGATTTACGGTCGGGCATTCATCTCTGTTGCCGCCCGCGATGGCGGCGGCAGGCCCCGGATCATGCCCGAATCCCCCAAAGACATAGCAGCCCTAGTCGATGCGCGCACCCGCGAAATGACCGCGGCCCTCCGCATCTACCGTGACGACACCGGCATCGCCGAATACATGACCCTCTACCTCCCCGACTCCACCGTGCTCATCGACCGCCGCGTCGGGAAATGGGAAGTGGTCAGGCGTATCAAACACCGCCTAGGCCGGGTGCCGCTGGTGATGATCCTCAACCGGCAACGAACCGGGGAATGGGCGGGCGAAACCCAACTAGCCGATCTTCGACCCCTGGTCGATATGGCAGGCCGGGTAATGCTACAGCTCCAGCTAGCCATGGAAACCGTAGCAACGCCCCAGAAAGTCGCCCTGGGCGTGTCTCAGAAGGATTTCGTGGATGCCGACGGCAACCAGATTGAGGACCCCTGGGAGACCTATCTGGGCGCCATCTGGGCGATCTCCAGCAAAGACGCGAAGATCGAGCAGTTGTCGGGCGCCCAACTGACGGGGTTCCACGACACCATCAAGATGCTGGCTGAGCAGGCAGCAACCGTGACCGGCCTGCCAGTGCGGATGATGGGACAAAACACCGCCAACCCCGCCGCCGAGGGCGCCATCCGCGCCGACGAATCCCGCCTTGTGAAACAGGTGGAGCGGCTAAACACTCTCATGGGTGCTGGGTGGGCGTGGGCGCTAGGCATCGCCGAGCGGATCCGCACCGGCAGCTGGGAAGCCGACGGGCGAATCAGTACCCTGTGGCAGAACCCCGGCACCCCCACCGAGTCGCAACGCGCCGATGCGCTGCAAAAAAGCACTGGAGGCCGCCCGTTCATGTCAGTACGCGGGGCCATGGCCGAGATGGGATGGCCGCAACAGCGTATCGACCGTGAACTGGAGTGGTTGGAGCAGGAAAACGGCATGGGTGGCATCATTGAAAAACTCGAACGCGGCGCCGACGACAACTCGGGCGAACGCGAACCACCGTAGTCGCGCTAGCCGTCGTCTAGCGGTATGGAGGGAGGCCCACCACCATGCTGGATTCCCAGTACTCCAGGCTCCCCCCACAACTCCAAGCCGCCGCCGACTACCGGCAACGCCTCATCGCCCAGATAGTCCGGCGAGTGCTCGCTGCCTGGCGACCCAACAGCCCGCAAGACCCCAATGCCTGGTTCGCCAGCCACGCCCTACCGTTCACCGAGATGGTGGCCCACGGGCAACTGCTGGCGGCCCAAGCGGCAATCGCGTCGGCGGATGTTGCGCTGGATCTACAACACTACGACCAGGCGTCGGGGTTGTCGGCGGACCCTGAGGCGTTCGCTGGGGTAACAGGCAGCGGCGACCCCGTGATGGGACTCGCCTACGCCCAAGCCCAGAAAATCACCGAGCTGGTCGACGCCGAAGCCCCTATCACGGAGCGGGCGCAGGCGTGGCACCACGCGGGCGTGATGCTCGCAACCGCCACCCAAACCGCCATCTCTGATGCCGCCCGCATGGCCATACTCACCCACCTAGCCGCCAGGCCTGGCACCACGTGGGTTCGGGTAGTGCGCCCCCCATGCTGCGCCAGATGCGCCATCCTGGCCGGCAAAAAAGGCAGCAGCCGCATGAAGTTCATGAGGCACCCCGGATGCGACTGCACCGCCATTCCGGTCTCCGAGGCCACGTCGGATATGCACAAACTGTTCTATTTCGACGCTAAAGCGTATTTCGATGATTTGTCCCCGGAGCAGCAGGCCAAGGTGTTCACCAAAGCGGGCGCCAAGGCTATCCGCGATGGCGCCGACATTAACCAAGTTGTTAACGCCCGCCGGGGCATGAAAGCCATCACCTCGGCAGGTGGTAGGCGGCGACTCATCACCACCGAAGGCACCACCAAGCGCGGCTGGGCGTCTGAATACTTGCGGGAGCAATATGGCGCGGTGCTACAAAAAGCTGGCGGCAGGTACCGACGCACGTCGGTAGCTAGGCTGATGCCGGAAGAAATCTACCGTATCGCCGGCGACGACCGTGACTTGGCTCTATCGCTGCTACATAAGAACGGCTTCCTCACCGACGCCACACCAGACCTATCTGGTAAGTGGTCATGGGCGAAACGTGATCCCGCTGTTCTGGAGGCCAAACGCAGGATCGACACCAGACCCAGCATTGTACTCTCTGCAGGAAGCAGCGCTGACGATCAAGCTAAACCCGCCCTCGGCGCCGAGATTGACGCTAGGCTGAAACACGAGTATTCCCAGCGTATAACCACGACCCCCAGGCAATTCCGCAAGGTTGCCAACCGGGCACTGAGCTATATGGATGACGCGCACCAAGGGAAAACATTCCTCCCCGACGAATACAAAATCGAGCTAATGAACGGTCGTGATCGCCTCGGGACGAAAGTGGAAGAGAGCCCGATCCGCGGAACTTCGTACCGAACCGTTGAAAATGGGATTACACGTTACCGAGTAACGATTAACGGGACTTTCCAAGGGCAAGAGCTAACCACCCTCCATGAGTTAGGGCATCTCATCAAATGGAAATATGAAACCCTGCCAGAGATGAAGCCCGTGCTTGCGGCGATTCGGCAAGCACCGTCGACACGTGAGATTGCAAAGTATACGGGGAATCTAACGGAGAGCCGCACCCAGATCTATCTTTTGCTAGATGATGAGCTTTTCGCTCGGGCATATGCCCAGTGGGTGACCACTAAAACCGAGGTGCCGAGGCTGGTAAACACCCTGAATTTTCACCGGGGCCGGGAGCATGTTCTAGATAGTGTACAGTGGCAGGACTCCGAATTTGCGCAGTATATTATGCCTGCTCTTGATGAATTTTTTACCCAGGTGTAGCATTGTAACTATGTTATTCACAGATGCCCCTATTGATGGCCCATGGGATGTCATCGTGCAATCCTACGTGGATACCATGGGGTGGCCACGTGAGCAGGCCGAAGAATACGTAGACGCGCTCGCAGGCATTGGCATGTGGAAGCCGTGCGACCGGGAAGAAAAGTACAAAAACGCCGCCCCGCCGCCCCTCAGCTGCCCACTCTGGTAACCCCTAAAAACTGTGACACCGACCCCCGAAAGCGGAGGTCGGTTTTTCTATGCCCAAAAACAAAGAAGGAAGGAAGATCTATGATCGTCACCGGTTTAATGCGATACCACATTCGGTGCGTGACGCAGCCCCCTATCGACGGACAGTCACTAGCCGGCGGCTCTAGCACTGCCGAGGGGGTAGCTTCTACCCCCCAGACTAGTGGCCGGCAGCGGGAAGGCGAAACCGCATCAGCTGCCACCAGCGCCGATGCTGATGCTGACGCCGACAGCGATGGGGACGGCGGCGACCCGAACGGTCGGGGCTCAAAAACCCAAGTGCTTGCCGACCTAGCTAAGGAACGCGACAAACGCCAGACCCTCGATAAGGAAAACGCTGCGTTGAAGGCGCGCCTGGCAGAGTTCGAGCGAGCCCAGATGACAGAGCAGGAGAAAACCGCAGCGGACCTCAAAACAGCCCAAGACCGAGTGGCTGCCCTGGAAGCACAGATCGCCGAACAACAACGCCAGGCGGCAGTTGCCGAGGCGCTGAAAACGGCAGGGTTGTCTGCTGATCTGGCCGGGCGCATCCAGGGCTCAACCCCGGAAGAGCTCGCCGCCGACGCCAAAGCCCTAGCCGCGGCGCTAGGCGAGCCGCCAGTAGACCCCTCCCAAGGACAACACGCCGGCGGCAAGATGGCCCCCCGCAGCCTCACCGAGGCACTCCGCAACCACTACAACATCACATAAAGATAAGGAGACTTGCCATGCCTATTACCCTGGCAGACGCCAAACTTAACACCCTGGAAGACTACGACCCTGCGATCATCGACGAGTTCCGCAAAAACTCCCCCTTGTTGGACTCCCTGATCTTCGATACCGCGGTCAACCCCGCAGGCGGCGGCGCCACTCTCGAATACGGCTACCGGCGGCTAGTCACCCAGCGGGGCGCCGAATTCCGCGAAATCGGCAAAGAATACACCCCCCAAGAAGTCAAGACTGTAAAAAAGTCCGTGGAGCTCAAACCGCTGGGCGGCACTTTTGAAGTGGATCGGGTGCTCGCCCACCTCGGCCCCGCAGCCAGCGACGAAGTGGCTTTGCAAACCTCTCAGCTCATCAAAGCCACCAATGCGAAGTTCAACGACGCGATCATCACCGGCGACACCGCGGTCGACGCCAAGGGGTTTGATGGCCTGGACAAGGCGCTGAAGGACTCCGTGACCGAGCTGAACGCCACGGGGGAGAAAGACTGGACCGCTCTCACTACCGCCGACACCGCGCTGGCTATCCTCGACGATCTGGACGAACTCCTCGGCGCTCTGGATGGCCCACCCACCCTGCTGCTCTGCAATAAGCGTGTGCTGGCGAAGATCCGGGCAGCCGCGCGCCGGGCCAACCTCTACACTCAACAGCCGGTCGAGGGGTTGCTTGGTGTGGGTGGCCATGAAATCACCCGGGAAATGCTCGGCAACGTCATCTTGGCGGATGCTGGCGAGAAAGCCGGCACGAACGACCCGGTGATCCCCGTGACCGCGGGCAAGACCAGCATCTATGCCGTACGCATCGGCCTAGACGGCTTCCACGGCGTGACCACCACCGATGGCCAAATGCTGCGAACCTGGTTGCCTGACTTCAGCACCTCCGGCGCAGTGAAGCGTGGCGAAGTGGAGCTTGGGCCGGTCGCCCCGGTACTCAAGTCCACCAAGGCCGCCGCGGTGCTGCGCAACGTCAAGATCGGGGCCTAATCATCATGGCCATCGTGAAAACCCCCGTCGAGGGCTACACCGGCCCCATCGGCGCTGACCTGTTCGTCGGCGGCGTCTGCACCGACGTCCCCGACGACCGGCTGGACTACTACCGGCGGCAAGGCTACACCATCCTCGACCAGGAAATTACCACGCCGCAGGAGACGCCAATCCGACTGCCAGCCGATGGCGCCCCGAAAGCCGACTGGGTCACTGTAGCTGTTCAGCTCGGCATTGACGTCAAAGGCAAGACCAAAGCCGAAATCATCGCGGCAGTCACCGCAGCCACCCCACCAGCGGAGGAGTAACCCCCATGGCCACCTGGCTCACCGCCGACCCTAAAACCCTGTGGCCACACCTCGACGGCACCCGCCTGGAGGAAGTGAAACGCCTCATTGAGAGGGCGGAGCACATCATCCTTCAGCGGTTCCCCAGCATCCCCACCCGTATCCAGCAACGCCGACTCAGTGTTGAGGTTGTTGCTGGCGTCGTGGAGGATATGGTGACCCGCGCTATCGCCAAAGAAGACCGGGGTGGACTCACCCAGCTGGCCTACCCGGAGGTGACCATGCAATGGGAAACCGACGGCGGCCTGGGGCAAGGCTCAAGACTGTGGCTCACCACCGATGAGATCGTCCTGCTGTCCCCGCAGCTGGCCCAGGGCGCCTGGAGCATCCGTCGTAAAGCAACACCTACGCTGCCGGAGGACCGATGCTAACCCCTCGTGTCCTCTTCCAACCCGGGTGGCAGTATCGGCGGCAAACAACCACCCGTGACGATCCCATCACCGGGGAAGTCATCGCCACCACCTACGAGCCCATCGCTGGTACTGGCCTCGTCCAAGAGGCCTACTGGACCGGCATGCAAGAAACCACACCCACCGGAGGCATCCGTGACGAACGACTCGTCATGTTCGCCCCCGCAGATGCCGCTGTGGCTGACCTCGACATCACCGCCAAAGACGAATTCATCGGCCCCGCCGGCCAGGTGTGGCAGTGCATCAGCGACGGCATTGCCCGCGGCATCCCAGGTCGGCTACCCGACTACATTGCGGCACGAGTCCGCAGAGCAAAGGAGAAAGAACAACCATGACCGAAACCATCCCTGCTACTCAAGCCGAGCAGCTACTGCCAGAGGAGGAAGGCGTCCACGACGGCATCTACCATGGCACCGACGACGCCGGCAACCCCTTCTACACCGCAGCCGGCAGCCCCTACCACCTCGCCGACATCCGCAAGAAACAAGCCGCCCGTGCCGCCGAAGCCGCTGAAGTGGCCGAAGCGGCCGAGAAGGAAGCAAAGGAGGAAACCCCCAGTGGCGAAAGCGAAACTCATCCTGTACCGGCGCCGAATACTCCGCGACCTGCGGCGCCAAACGGTACCAGCCCGAAAGAAAATCGCCCAGGAGATAGCCAGCCAAGCTAAGGCCATCGCCCCCGTCCTCACCGGCGACTACCGTGACGGCATCGGCACCAACGTTCGGGGCACCATGGTGCGGGTTGTCGACAACGACGAAACCGCAATCCACAAAGAATACGGCACAGCCGATACCCCCGCCCACGCCGTCCTTACCGGAAGCGCCATGCGATTTGGCCGCTACCGAGGCATGAGGCCCCGATGAGCGCTATAATCCCCACCGCCTACATCCCCGGAGAGGTACGCAAACATCTGCTGGCTGACGCCGAATTTGTTCGCCTGCTACGCGGTGGTGCCGTCACCTGCCGGGAGGTCCCCGACCCTCTTACCAAACCCCATGTCACAGTCAAAGCCGTGGGGCACCAGGGCGGCGACCCCAGGTTGCACCGGGTGCTCATCCAAATCACCCCCTGGGTGCCCCGACCCGACGTTTCCCGCATCCCCGAAGACCCCGACATCACCGCATGGAACCTAGCCACCCGCGCCGGGGAGCTGATGTCCAGGGCAAAAAACATCATCGTTGATGACACCCACGCCTGGTCCGCCCACTGGGTGGACGGCCCCATCCAGCTGGAGGACAAAAACCGGGGTCTCGACCGAATCATTTACTACGCGCCTGTTCGCATTGGCGTTCACCTGCGCAGGCGCACAATCTAACAAAGGAGTGAATCATGTCTGATTTTGCTGATTCCAAAAAAGCCCATGTTTGGTTGGATGGCGATGCCTTCCGCGCCCCCGTAGGCACTGCCATGCCCGCTGATCCTTTTGCCGCTACCCTCACCGGATGGGACCCCTACGGCGGCATCGAGGCAGGCATCGAAGTGACCGCCGAGCAGCAGGTCACCAAGAAGAAAATCTGGAACAAACGCAATGCCATCTACAAGATCATCCGCGATGCTCTAGAGAGCGGTATGAAGTTCCGCGCTGTCGACAACAGCAAGGCGGCCCTGTTGACCCGCCTGCAGGGCGGCAAGATCACTAAGAAGGGGGACCTTTACGTTGCCGAGCTTGGGCTTGGCGAAGAATTTGCCTTCTTCTGCCGGTTCGATGACGGCGTTTCCAAGATGGCTTTCTACTGCCCTCGCGTGACCCTGGCTTCGCCGGCGAAGCGCGCCACCCTCGACGACCAGAACCTGGACGGCTGGGAATTCGACAACAGTTTCCTTGACGGCTACGAGGAAATCATCCCCGAGCTGCCCGCAGGCATTACCGTGCCCTAATGGCTACCACTTCATGCCCATTTTGCGCAATCATCATGGGGGAGGGGCCTGCGCGGGTGGTGTACCGCGACGACCATGCCGTGGCGTTTTTCCCACTTCGACCCGCGACGTTCGGGCATACCCTGGTAGTTCCCCGCCGGCACATACCCGATATTTGGGAGCTGCCAGAAGCTGCCGTCGCGCACCTCTCTCGCGCTGCTTTGCGGGTTGCCGCGGCGTTACGTGCGGCTGTCGCCCCGGATGGGCTGAACATCATCCAGTCCAGCGGGGCGGCAGCAACCCAAACCGTCCCCCACCTGCATATACATTTGGTGCCGCGCTGGGCAGCAGATGCTATGGGCCCTATTTGGCCGGCTCATCCCCCCAGCTACCCTCCGCAGGTGCTCGACAACCTCCGTGACAAGCTTGCTGGCCTCATATAGGGGCGTCTGGGTGCTGGCCCGCGTCCGAACATTTATTCCTTCCAAACACTAGGAGAAAACAAACCTTATGGAAAAAATCGACCTTTTCGAGCGCGCTCTCGCTATTGGAGGCGGCGACCCTGTCGCCACTACCCTGCTTGGTGTTGACCTGTCGTTGCGCCGGGATTTCACCGGCCAAGAAGCCCATAACATCGTCAGGGCTTTATTTGACCACGCTGATGAGGCGATCCGCGACCAAGCCACCCGTGTTATCGCCCTGGTGTCCGACTCTCCCAAGAAAGATCAAGAGGCGTTCGTTGACAAGCTCATGACGTTAAGTCTCGCCGAGGTCATGCGGGTGTTTGATGTCATCGGTGAGATCTGCGGCTACCGGGATGCCGATGGCAATTTTTTTCCTACATCCTCCAGCTAGTTAACCCCCAGGAGTTCGCTAGGCGACTGGTCGGGTTCCAATCCAAATACCACCTGAACTACCGCCAATGTCTGGCAGAAATGTGGTGGGTTGACCTAGCGATACTCGCTGATGGGCTAGACGATTGGACCCCCACTGACGAAAACATCGCCCGCCTGGTGGACCGGGAGGATTACTGGCTGAACTCTGAATACAGGTCGTGGATCACCGACCCGGACGACCCCGAGGTGCAGGCGGAAAAAACCCGCCAGAAACTACTAGGCGTGAAGCCCCCGGAGCAGCCACAGCTGTGGCCTGTCGCGGTTCGCCCACCAGCGCTGCAGCAGCAGCTGGTGCAGGCAGCCACCCAGGCGGCGGAGAAAATAGCGAAACCGGCAAGGAAGAAGATCACCATCACGGAGTTTCTGCGCATGCGCGGCAACTAGAAGGCACCCGAAACGTTAGGAGGGTATAATGGCCGGCGGCAAAATTGATATTCTGGTTGAGCCGAACACCAAAGGATTCAACAGGGCGTTGGAATCCAGCCTAGGCAGCGCCCTGGGTATTGCAGGGAAATTTGGTGCCGGTATCGGCGTCGCCCTCGGCCTTGGCAGTGTTGCCAGCGATATCGTGTCTGTCGGCACCGAATACCAGAGCCAACTGAACACCATGGCGGCGGTGAGCCAGGCGACCGCGGGACAGATGGATGCCGTGCGCGCCAAAGCTAGGGAACTCGGCAACGACATTAGCCTCACTGGCACGTCGGCGTCTGATGCCGCAGCGGCCATGACCGAGCTCGCCAAGAATGGTCTGACTGTCGCCCAGTCCATGGAAGCTTCCAAGGGGACGCTACAGCTGGCTGCTGCCGCCCAGATTGATGCCGCCCAGGCCGCCACCATCCAGGGGCAGGCTCTGCAGGCATTCGGTTTGGGCGCCCAAGAAGCAGGCCGGGTATCCGACATTCTCGCCGGTTCGGCGAACGCTTCTGCCGCGGAGATCACCGACGTGGCCCAGGCCCTCCAGCAGGCCGGCACAGTGTCCCATGCCTTTGGCGTGAGCATCGACGATACCTCGACCGCAATCGCCATGTTCGCCAACGCCGGCATCACCGGCTCCGACGCTGGCACCCTGCTGAAAACTTCCCTGCTGGCGCTCACCGATCAAGGCAAACCCGCGCAAAACGCCATCCACGATCTAGGCCTAACCGTCTACGACGCTAAAGGCAAATTTATAGGCTTGCCGTCCCTGATCGGCCAGCTGAACGCCGCGTCAAACCGCATGACGGAGGAACAATACCAGGCGGCAACCGCCACCCTGTTCGGCTCCGATGCCATGCGCTTCGCTTCTATCGCTGCTGGTAAAACCACCGAGGACTTCAATGCTCTCAAAGAAGCAGTCACTCGGCAGGGGCAGGCCGCCGAGGTAGCCGCCGCCCAAACCAAAGGCCTACCGGGCGCCCTGGAACGCCTCGCCAACGCCAAAGAAGACCTCACCCTCGGCCTGTTTGAGGCCCTCCAAGACGATCTGGTGGCAGCCGCCGACGCTGGTACTGCCGCCCTCGGCAAAATCGGCCCCGCCGCCGAATCAGGCATACGCCTAGCCTCCGGCGCCGTGCACGGGCTCATCACTGTGCTAACCCCTGTAGCCGGCCTCGCATCCACACTCGCCAACGACTTCACCGGGCCCCTGCTCGGCATCGCCGCAGTCATGGCCCTGAAAAACTGGACAGACTTCCCTGCGAAAATCCAGCAAGCCACCCAGTCGATGGCCACGATGAAACAAGGTGTTGCTGACCTGCAAGAATACTACCGAAAAGGCCACAAGGCGATCAGCGAGTTCGACGCGAAAACCCAATACATGATTACATCATCCAACGGGTTGACTCAGGCCTTAGGCAGGTCGCGGGAGGCATTCAGCTCCGGGTCGGAGACTATGCAAGTCGCGGCTAAACGCTACTTTTATGCCGGTAATACCATTGCCTCCAATGCCGCGAAAATCGGTAATGCCGCTGCAGGCGCTGCTAAAGGTGGCTTGTCGTTGATGCGATCTGCCGCGGGAGCCGTTGGTGATGCTCTTGGCGGCCCACTAGCTATCGGCTTCATGGTGGCAGGCGCCGTCGTCGGCGGCTTCATCGAAGCAAACCACGCAGCCACCGACGCCCAGCGCAAACTGGCGTCGGCAACAAAAGCAACCCAGGCCGCCCAAAACGACTTGGCCAAAGCGGTTTCCGGCACCACCGGCGCCCTAACCGAACAGGCGAAAAAAGCGGCAGAACACCTCGCCGACGCCAGCTTGACCCAGCTCACCGCCGTCGGCAAAGCCCGAGAGGGATTCATCTCTCATGCGGACCCTACTCGCGCATCCTCCGAGTGGAACAGCCTTTCCCTGAAGGAGCAGCAGGAAGCGACGCGCAGCGCATCTGAAATATCAGACGCCTACGAAGTGCTGAAAGCTAAGCTCACCGCTACTGGCCTGAGCATGGAGAATCTTAACGGCATTGTTGCCGAGGGCGGCGACGACTATAAGAAACTCGTTGCCGAGCTGCGTGCTGCTGGAGAGGAAGGCGAGCGTGCTGCGGGCTACCTGGAGAAGTCACGGAAGCAGATCGAAGACACGATAGCTGCTGCGCGCCGGGTTGACCCTGCTGCTGCCCAGGCGGCCAAGGGAATTGATGTTCTGGCGGATTCGTCGGCCAACGCCAACGATAAGCTGAACGCCCTGGAGTCGATCATGCAGGCTATGGGCCTGGCGCCTATGGCGGCAGAAGAAGCCATGGCTTCTGCCGCTCAGGCTGTGGATGACATGGTGAAATCCGCCGAGACTGCGAACCACCCGGTTGAGCAGCTGGGCGAGAACTTGGGTGACTTGGCCGCCGGCAAGCTGGACATGACGAATGCCTCCGCTAGGGAGCTGAGTAAGAAGCTCTCGACGATGCGGCAGGAGCTGGAGAAAGTCGCCACCGCGGGCGGCGACACTAATGATGCGTACCAGCAGATGCAGGGCTCATTTGCCGCTATCGGCCAGGAGTTCGGCCTGACCGCGGAACAAGTCCAGCACCTAGCCGACACATATGGCGTGCTGCCCAAAGAAATCACCACCCTGGTTGGCGTCAATAGTGAGGGCGCCAAGAAAGAGCTGGCCACAGTATGGTCGCAGTTATACCCGCTCAAAGATGGCGCCAGCATCGAGGTCAAAGCCGTGGGCGACCAGGCCATGGGCGTGCTCAAAGACCTGGGTGTCAAGGCAGAAAAACTGCCTGATGGCATCAACATGAAGCTGACCGCCACCGATGCTGACGCCGTGGCCAAGCTCGGGGAAGTGGCAGCAAAAGCCGACGCTATCGGCGACAAACCGGTCGACGTGAAACTGCTGCTGGACGACACGAAGTTCACGACCAACGCGGCAGCCGCTAAGAACCTGGTTGATGATCTGGCGATCCAGAAGCCTTCCCCGCAAGCCCAGCTCATCATTGATGATTTCCTCAAGACTGGGGAGATCGCCAAAGGCGACCTGTACTACCTGACCGGCCTATCGGCCCGCCCCCAGGCCGAACTGAACAAGGACCTGTTCGATGCCGGGTTCAACACCACCAAGGAGCAGCTGGACTCGCTCACCCGCACCACAGCGATGCCAACCGTCGATGCGAACACCGCGCCCGCGCACAACAAGATTCGTGATCTCTGGAACGCGCTAGTTTCGCTGACAGCCATGGGGCCAGTCAGCGTTATGGGCATAGCGGCGAAAGCTGCCGGGCTTTCAGGAAAAGCATCTGGTGGCCGCCTACCAACAGCCGGCCCCGGCACCGACACCACCGATGGCATCCTCGCGGTCAACCCCCAAGGCGCCCCGGTGGCGTGGGTGGATGCCGGCGAGTGGATCATCAACCGACGCTCAGCTGACCAATACAACCACACCCTGCACCACCTGAACCAGGGGGATGGGCCAGGTGCCCTGGCTGCCCTCTATAACGAGCTGCCCCGCCACGCTACAGGCGGCCGGGTGCAGAAAGTCAAGACCGATTTAGCCCCGCTGGATGGCACCCCCTACATTCTGGGCGGGTTTTCCCCGGCTGGCGTGGATTGTTCTGGCGCTGTGAGTGCCGCGGTGAACTCGTGGGAGGGCGCCCCGATCTTCCAGTCCCGCATGAGCACCGCCACGGAAGGACCTTGGCTTGCCGCCCATGGCGCCCTGCCTGGCCGCGGCAACGCTGGCGATTTCCAGATTGGCTGGTGGGATAACGGTGGCGGCGCCAATGGGCACACCGCCCTTAAACTTCCCGACGGTACCTACATCGAATCCGGTGGCAACACTGGTGGTGGCCTCACTATCGGGCGGGGTGCCGGCCCTCTCGACGGGCGGGGTTTCACGAACTGGGCGCATTTTTCCGGCAGCGCTGCCGACCTTAACCTCCCCGCCCTAGAGTTAGCGTTCAGCAGCCTCACCGGCGGCGGCACCACCGTGAACTGGGGCGAAGCCCAGTCTCTCCACGATCTGGCCATCAAGTACTTAGGCGCAAAGGTCTACGACCAGGGCGGCATCCTGCCCCACGGTGGCGTAGCAGTAAACTTGTCTGGCCACCCAGAGATGGTGCTGCCCCCGACGCTAAGCCAGGCGGCCCGTAGTGGCCAGCTGCAGGCATCGTCCCCAGAGCTGGCCCGCGCCGTCGACAAGCTCACCGCAGCACTGGCAGGGGCGACCGCGGCATTCGTCAAAGCCGCGAAAGAGCTAGACGCGCCAGTGCGCGCCGGGTCGAAGGAACTGGCAGCCTGGGGCGGTGGCTTCCTCGGCAAGAGCCAGGTTGTGATCGACGCCGAAAAAGGCCTTGTGGATACCCGTAAGGCCATTGCTGACGAGTCCAAAGACATCGCCGACGCCGAGAAGGAACTGGCCAAAGCCCGTAAGGATTTGTCGAAAACCGAGCGAGACAACGCCGACAAGCTCATCGACGCTCAGGACCGGCTGCGGAAAGCCCGCAGCAAAGATAAGGCCAGCGCTGAAGACATCGCCGACGCTGAACGCAATCTCGCCAAAGTACGTGAGGATGCCCCGGAGAAATCCCAAGAGGCTGCCGAGAAGATCGCCCAGCAGGAAGAGAAACTGGCTGAGGCCAGGAAGAAAGCCGCCGACTCCGCGAAGCGACTAGAGGCCGCCGAGCGCACAGTCGCCGCAGCCTACTACCAGGCTCTAGCTGACCTCATTGACGGCGTGAGTGGGCACCTAGCTTCCGCCGCGGGGCACTTCGGCGAGTTCTTCGACACCCTCGGCAAAGCCGCCGAGATCGCCGACAGTGAGCGCAAGGCCATAGGGGAGCTGCAACAATCGCAGATCCGCAACAGCCTAGCGCTGCAAAAATCTCTGCTGGACCTGCAAACTGCGGAATGGGACGTACACACTGCTCGTGCGCAGGGCGCCATCTCGGTGGCCCAGGCGGAGAAACAGTTAGCTGAAACCCGCAAGCAACAGGCGCTGTTAGGGTCGACCGGTATTGAGGCTATGGGCGCCGCCCTCGACCGTTTCCGCACCACGGGGGTTTTCTCGATCGGTCAGGTTGCCGACTCCGTTGTCGCCCAGACCGCCGCTGTGAAGGCCGCGGAGTGGGCGGTTGCCGAGGCCCGCGCCCAGGCAGCAGCCGACCAGCACGCAGCCACCCAGAAACAGGCCCTAGCCCAGCTAGATGTCGCTGACGCCACCCTGACCCAAGCGAACACCGCAGAGATGCTGAGGATCAAAACCGAGGCGCTCACGCAGCAAACCGCCCAGCTGTACGGGTTAACACCCGCGGCAGCCCAGGGCGCCAGCGCCGGCTTTAGTGGCATCGGGAAGCTCCTCGGTGGCCTAGGTAAGATCGCTGCTGGCATTGCCGGCGGTGCCGCAGGCTTCGCGGCTGGCGGCCCTCTGGGCGCTATCCCAGGTGCCACCATTGCCCTCGGCGGCCTCGGCGACCTGGTGCGCGGCGGCTTCGACCTCTTCAATAACAGGTCTTCCGTGAAGGAGGCCTGGAAAGGCATGGGCCTGGCGCAAAAGGCTGGGGTCGTTTTGGGAGGCCTGGGCGGTGGGGCGCTTGCTATCGGCGGCGCCGCGCTCACCCCCCAATACGGCGCCGAGGCAGCCATCGGCGGCGCCAAGCTGGCCGACCAATGGACCGATGCTGTCCTGGGCGGCATGGCCCACGGTGTGGAATCGAAGATCGCCGCTATCCAGCGGCAAACCACGGACCGCACCGACCGGCTAGGGCTCGCCACTGACGCCCAAAAACTCCTCCTCGATACCAGGCGGCAACAGCTAGAGCTCGCTGGTGCCGCGAAAGCCGAAGCGCTGAAAGCCCAGGTGGACTACGCGAACCTGCAAAAGCAGCTAGCTGAGGCCACCACCAAGGCGGAGATCGACGCCCTCACCGAGGCCGCCCGCGTGGCAGCCACTAAGCGTGACGCCATGCTGGTACTGGCGGCACGCCAAGCCCAAGCCGCTGAATCCCAGCTGGCGCACACCCGCGCGCTGGTGGATGCCGCCCGCTCCGGCGCCACCCAAGCCGGAGTGAAAACCATCGACATTAATGTGCGCATCCCTGACGGCGTGAACACCTTTACACGCGCCGATGTTGCGCGCATCACGACCGAGGCGGTGAAGGCCGCCACCGGCGCCGACTATGTGAACGCCCGAATCTAGAAAGGGAAGGAGGCAAGCGTGTATGAGATGACCTACGTGTCGCCGGACGGCGCATCCTTCGCTCTCACTGGCGGCCAGATCGAAGTTGCCGAGGGCGGCGTCGACAAGCTCACCGGCAGTGTCAAGGAGCGAGCATATACTGCGGTGGGTATGCCGGGGCAGCTACTCGAATCACATGTCGTCGAGCCGATCCGCGGGACGCTTACCCTAGTGCTGGTCTCCACCCCCACCAAACCCGCGGAGGTGTTGGCCTTCGAGCTGCGCAGGGCGTTCTCTCATTACCGGTTAGGGCAGCTAGCGGTCGCCACGCCCCGTGGCGTAGCTAGACTCCGATGCCGGCTAGACGGCACCATCACCGACCCCGCCGAGGTGTACAGCCGCTCCAGCGGCCTAGAGCTGCGCATCCCCCTAGTCGCTGATGAGGGCGTCTGGAAGATCGGCCCATACACAGGCGCCGGCAAGATCAACGTTTCAAACTTCGGTGACACCACCACCTACCTGGAAATCACCTGGCAAGGTGGCGGCGGCCCCATCACCCTCCCCTCCGGCGCCACCCTAACCCTGCCCACCACCTCCGAACGCCGACGCCTGCTCCTCAACCCCACCGACTCCTGCGCCATCATTGACCCCGCCGGCGGCGTTGACCACACCTTATGGCAACAGATCCCATACCTGCCTGAGGGGGTGCCGGCAGGTGGGCAACGCACATACCAGCTACCCGCAGGCGCGATAGCCACCTGGCACGTTTCCGCCCTCGACCCCTGGAGGTGACACATGATCGACTGGACAGCCCACCGTAAACACCGTGAGCAGATCATTGCCGACACCGGCCAGTGGGTGGGGCTACTCGATGCTGACGGCAACCCCCTCATGGACCTGCCACCCGTGGTATCCATGGTGGCGCCCGAAAACCGCAACGACCCAGGCTCCCTAGAACTCGCAGTCCTGTGCCGCAGCAGCCGCGGCATCATCCACCCCGTCGTCACCGAGCTTGTCGCCGAACAACTCGGCGTGCTCAACCCCGAAGGCAAACTCGTCCCTGTCTCCGACCGGACCCGCTTCGTGGCCATAGAACGCGCCGGGGTGCCGCGCCGGGTGTACTGGGTTACCCACACTGTGGCCAGGGGCGATGCCGACGCCCCTGCCACCCTCACAATCCACGGCGTGGGGCTAACGAAGCTGCTATCTCGATTCCCTGCGATGTCTGCCCCGACCACGTGGCAGCAGTCGTTTAGGAGGTTTGAGCGCGACTGGGTAGGCCCAGAGAACACCAAGGTCGCGTTCTCGCGGCCCCGGGAGCTAGCGGGGATGAAAATGGTGACCGTCGCTGACGGCGCCACCCTCGACGGCCCCGCCGAGGCCACCATCCGACGTCTGATTGCCGAGTCGTTAGCAGCGGCGTTTCGGGTTGCTGGGATCACTAAGGATCCGCCGATCCAAGTAGCGACCACCCCGACGGGGCGTCCCTCCCCGCGTATCCTGCTGCGCCCCACGGATGGACCGCTGCTAGAGGAGATCGCCCAACCGGCTGCCGCGGCGGGCGTTATCATCACCGCCCGAATGTGGTGGCCAGGCGACCCGCCGGTCACCGGTCTGGCGTTGTCGTTGCCTACGGTTGTCGTGGCAATTGAGCAGGCAAAGGAGGCACTATAATGATGCCCACGCTGATTGCCGACGGTGGCGAGATGACTGTCGGTCGCCGCACCTCCACCTACGTGTATGGGGTTTTCCAAGTGGACATCCCCGAGGGTAAGGAGCAGGCCCAACACGACGATCGGCTGCAAGAAGGGTACATTTACCGCCCAGATCAGCGCCCCACGGGGCGGTTCGATATCGGATTCGTCCGCGCCGACGCCCGCATCGACTTGAACGCCCAACAGTCCAATCTTGAATCCATCATCGACGCCGCCCAAAACCGGGTCGAGGGTGCGGTGTTTTTCGAGCGTGACATTATGGGCCGCGGCCTAGGAAAATTCCGCCCAGGTGTCGACTTCGACACTGCTAGCCTCGTCGACGTTCTGGTCTGGGGGAAAACCCTCACCCTGCCGGTAACCGCTATAGACATGATAAGCGGTGACGTCGCCGCGGTGGGCTGGCGGGTGCACGTGGGTGGCCAAATGATCGCCGACGCCGACAGTCTCCGATCCCACAACGACGCCATCCTCGGCCAAATAGAACAGGAACGCCGCCGCCGACTAGCTACAACCAAAACCGCCGAAACCGCGGCAACCACCGCCAACAGTGCCACCTCAGCCGCTGCTACGGCAAACACCAAAGCCGCCTCAGCGGCGGCGGCCGCTGACGACGCCGACAAGAAAGCGAAGGAAGCCGATGCTGCCGCACGCATCGCTGACCAAAAAGCCAAAGAAGCAGACCAAGCCGCCCGCGCTGCCGATAGGAAAGCGATCGAAGCTTTGCAAACCACGGTTCAAGGTATGCCCCGCATCCTGCATATTGACACCGGCGGCGCCAATGTTTTCACCGGCTCATCCGGCAGGATCAACAACGGCGAAGCATGGGGCACCCTCAAATGGTTCAGCGCCGGGCTGCAAGTTCGATCTGGTGCCAGATTCGAGGCCAAAGGTGACTGGACCGGTTCTATTCTCATGATTGCTGTTGCTACTCAGGGCGCCACCGACGTCTCCTGCGCCGATATCACCACGGGTAACCGCTACCACGAGTCCGCCACTGGCGGAATCTTCCAAACCTATAAGTCCGCGACGGTTATCATCCTGCCCAGCACCTAACCACCGCCACTGCCCTTAGGAGGCCCCACCATGCCCACCATCACCGGTGACCTGCGGCTAATAACTAACCAGCCAGTTGCTGTCACCGCCCTGCAAATCCACGCCCCCGAAGCCCGCACCAGCGCCGGCATAGTTATTCTCCCCGCCCCCGCTATTGTTCCCGTCACCGGCGGCAAATTCACCGCCGATATCGAGCTTGGCGCTGCCGTGTGTATCCCCGACTACAGCGGCTCGCTAGGTGAACCCATCCCTATCGCCATCCGTGCCAGCACTACAACGTTCGCCGAGGCGCTGGAAAACGGCCGTGACCTCACCCCAGCCGAGCGCGACCGGGTCGTCGAGCTGTACCAGAAGATGATTGCCGCAGGGGACGCCGCTAAAGCCGCCGTAGCGAAAGCCGAGCAATCGGCCACCCAAGCAGCGCAGGCAGCCGCAGCAGCCAAAGAATCCGCAGACCACGCCGCCAGTGGCGTGCCCCCCGCTACCGCCACGGTGCAAGGAAAAATCCAACTGGCAGGCGACCTCACCGGCACCGCCGATAGCCCACGCATCGTCACTGCCGGCGTTAACTGGTACAGCGTAGCTGCCAACCGCCAGGGGTTTGTGAAAACCCAACCGAGCGGAGTGCTGACCATAGCTGACGACGCTATCCGCAACGCCACCGCTGCAGTGAATAAGGGATATGTGGATGAGATAATAGGCCACCACACCCACACCACTGACCAGGTCAAAGGCCTGGACGCGGCACTAGCCGGCAAAGCACCAGCATCACACACCCACCCTACCAGCCAAATCACCGGCCTGGACACGGCACTAGCCGGCAAAGCGGCAACCAGCCACACGCACACACAGGCCGATATCACTGACTTGCCAGTGACCTCAGTAGACGCGGCTAAAAACACCCTAGTAGTGCGAGACTACAGCGGCAGGGTAAAGACCGGCACACCCTACAGTGACGAGGATGCCGTGAACATGGAGACCTACCGGTACATGTTCGAAACCCAGCTCAGCCGCACCCTAATCAAGCAAGAGCTGTTCGACGGGAAAATTTCCGCCCGAAAAATCGGGAAAATCGTCATTCTCAATACCGCCATCCGCCCTGGCACCATAGGGAAACTCCCCTACCCTTTCTGGCCGGAAGACGCTGTACTCTTCCTCATTCCTGCAGCATCAAGTTCAGTCCAAACACTGGGCAGGTTCTTTATCGGCAAACAGGGGGACACTAGCCTGAGCACATATAACGGTGCGACAGGCGATGTATTCCAAGGCACAGTCACATACCTGTCATCTAACTAAAAACATATAAATCCCGGTCCGGTCACCTACCGTACCGGGTTTCTTCATGGAAGGAGGAAACATGGTCACTACCGCCCAGCTTGCCGCGATCATGGGCGGCGATATCGACTACAGCCAACACGTGGCGGCGGCAAACGAGGCCATGCGGCGTGCCCAGTGCTCAACCGTGCTGCGCCAGGCGATGTTCCTGGCTCAGATAGGCCACGAGTCAGCCGGCCTGAAATATTTCCGGGAAATAGATCCTGGCTATTATTTGCGGGGTCGTTCTGATTTGGGGCATGGGCAGGGGGAGGGGGAGCAGTGGCGGGGTGCGGGCCCCATCCAGCTCACGGGCAAAAACAACTTCCGAGCATTCGGCGCCTGGTGTCACACCCAGGGGTTGGTAGAGGACCCGGAGGTGTTTGTGCGCCAGCCGGAGCTGGTGGCCACGCCCCGCTGGGGGTGGCTGTCCGCATCCTACTACTGGACAGTCGCCCGCCCCGACATCAACCAACTAGCCGACGCCGGCGACATTGTTGGCGTGACCCGCCGCATCAACGGCGGCACCAACGGCCTTGACGACCGTGAGCGCCGCTACCGGCTAGCCCTACGCATCCTCAGGAAGGAGACCCCTATGGCAGAGAAAATACTGCCGTATTCACGCGACCAAGTAACCCAAGACACCGGATATTTCTGCGGGCCGGCATCGTGTCAAACCGTGATCCGGGCGGCAACCGGCACACTCATCGACGAATCCGTGCTCGCTGCTGAGCTGGGAACGACCACCGAAGGCACCAGCAGTATCGACCGCATGCCCTCGGTGCTCAACCGGTACATCCCCGGTGCCTTGTACGAGTATCGGGTGATGCCGAACGACCCGCCAACCCCAACCCAGACCGAACTGCTATGGGACGACATCACTGCCAGCATTGACGCAGGACACGGCGTCGTCGCCAATATTGTTGCGCCGCCAGACAACTACCCGCGAGGGGTGAACGGGTCGATCTCCCCCGCATACTCCGGCGGCACCGTATTCCACTACATCGCCATCATGGGCACCGGGGAAGACGAGAACGGCGCCCCCTGCGTGTGGGTTGCCGATAGCGGTTTCTGGCCATACGGCTACTGGCTTGGCCTCGAACAGCTAGCAACGCTCATCCCGCCCAAGGGGTACGCCTACTCAACTGCCGCCCCACAACAGGAAGGAATTTTTATGGGACTCCCCCAAGACCGCCAAGAGGATCTGGCGCGCAAGATCGATGACATCCACACCATCCTTACTCGCCGCCTGCCCAGCCGCAGCGGCTACCGCACCACCGACGAACCCATCGACACCCTAACCGGGTTCGTACTCAACGCCGACGCTCGCCTGCATGAGCAGGCGGTGCTGGAAACCGCCCAGGCCACCGGCCTCACCCCCGGTGACGTCCACAAGCGCCTGGCCAGCGGCCAATCGTTTGTTGAAATCCTAGACCTAGAAGGAGAAAAGTAATGACCACTATCAACCCCACCCTCGATGCCGTCCAAGCCGCCATCGCAACCGCCATCGAGGCCCAGCCCTGGTATCGGCGATTCGCTAACACGGTCAACGCATCCCTCGGCGGTGTGGCAGGTGCCCTGGCAACCCTGGCCGCAGCCTACGCCGCTACCGGCCGCGCCGACTCCACTGCCGTCCTGGTTGGCGCGGCAGCCGCTATCGCCGCAGGCATCGCCGCCCGCCTCACGAAAAACGGCGTCACCCCCTCCACTGGCGCCACAATCAGCGCTGTGGTTGCCGCCCAAACCACCCCCGTAGACGTCACCGTCGCAGTGCGTGACGCCGTCCGCGCCGAGCTAGACGCCCGCGACACTGCGCCGGGTGGTGAGCACGCCGAATGATTGGCATAGCGCCGGCGGTGATGCTGGTGCTAGATGCTTCGCCGACCCACAGCGCTGCATGGGGTAACATCTGGGAGCGTATCAGTGCCTCAGAGGCCATCATGCTGGCGGTCGTGACAGCCATCGGCGGTGCCTACAAAATCAGGGCTGACCGGCGCGCCGAACGGGAAGCTGACAAAGCGGCAATCTTGGAGCGCAAAGCGGCAGCGGTGGATAAAGCCGCCCAGGACTTGCGCGAGTGGTTGACTACTCGCGTGGCCATCCTCGAAGCCAAAGTGGAAGAGATGCAACGAGAACGTGAACTCCACATGCGCGTTGCCTCGACTTTTTTCGACGTCATGGCCGACTACCCAGATCCTCCGGGTGCGCCGCCGATCCCCGCCACGGTTGCCTCCGTCATCGGGTGGCCGCCACAGCGCGCCCAGTCGGCACCAGCCCCATCACCCGAGCAAACATAAAAAACTCCCCCTACCTGACGTTAGGCATCAGGTAGGGGGAATTTTTCGCGTTATTGGGGGGTTGAGCGTGGTGCCTGGCGTGGGCGCTGCTCATGCCACTGCCGTATTTCACGGGCGCTCCACACCCGGAGATTATGCCACCGAGTAGCCGCCACCGGTGCTTGGCCCCGGCTTACATACGCAGTCCACGTGTCAGGCGCGATACCTAGATAGGCGGCACATTCGCTGGCAGTCCAATATTCGGTACCGGTCTCATCAATGAGTTTTAGCCGCATCATTCCTCCTTTAACAGTGTGTCGGAAATAACATTGAGTGCTACCACTGCAAGTAGCATGGCGCTCACCCAGAGCCGACCCCCTACGAGGGGGAGCAGTACTGCTGCGATGGGCAGTACGATGTAGCAAAACACTACATGACGCTTAGACATAATGGCCTCCTTTCTTCTAATCGGTGCGGTAGGGTGGTGGGGGTGACCCCCGGTTCAGGATGGTTCGCGCTTCCTGAACCGAGAGGGTCACTTGCGGTGGCGACCTCGGTAGCGCCAGGGCTTAGATTTTCTCACGAGCCATTGAGCGATGCGCTCTAGCATGCTGTATGCCCCGAGAAACCCCAGTACCAGACCGAGAACGGTGTGCCATTCCATGGGCCTCACCTCCCTTCCACTATTGAATTTTCAGCTGTGAGCGTTTCCTGCTCACAAGAACCATTATACACGGCTAGCCGTGTATAATCAAGATGGGGGTAGGTAAGGGTGGGGGCGTTCACGGGTGATGCGGGCGGGTAACAGAGAGGATATCTGTCATAGATAGTCGCTGTTGAACGGCTTTTAGCATCTGACTACGGATCAGAAGGTTGGGGGTTCGAATCCCTCCGGGCGCACAAAGGAAAACCC